GCATAATAGTTCCAATACTCACACCTAATGCTTCTTGACTTTTAGAATATTTTACTGGCATGGTTAAAATTTTATAAAGTATTCTACTAGAACAAATTTAGCACCAATATTATCAAGTTTGAATGTATTATCTGCTCTCACGTTAATTGTTGTCACTAAATTAAATGCTTCCACTTCAGTTGGAACAGATAACTCAGTAGAACTTCTCTCGACTCTTTCAATCTCAAATTGATGAGAGTGCTCTGTATCTTCAAACGTTGAATTAGTTCCAACAGTTGCTGGACCAGATCTTGCCTGTTGAGTATCACCAATGTTGGGAGAAGCATCTTCTGAAGCACACTGAATTCCTTCATCATTACTACATTCAGGTTGACCAGCTTCATTGTCATAATTAGGCACTTCATCCGAAACTGATGGTGGATTTATTCTAAATGATTGTGGAAAATTACCATAATGTCCATGTGATAGGTATCCACCAATCGAAACTGAAGCAGCCTCAAGTCTTGGTTGCAAAGTAGAAGTCATGACACGTTGATTACTAAGTTGAAAATCATACTGAGGAACCCCTAAAGATCCATCATATCTTACTTCATATTCACCAGATTGATTAAGTCTAAGTTCAACACCAATTCCCGCTTTTGGAAAATCTTCACCGTTTCTTGGAGCATTTAGAAATTGATACTGACCCTGTGCCGTACCAGCAGTTATAGTTTTTGATCCTAAATCTGGTAGTTGGAACTCATCTTCATCAAGTTCAGTCTGTTCTTTCTTAAATCTACAATCATCACCAACACCCAATATACCAGCTAATTCTGGATAATCATCTACCCTCAATACTTCACCATTACATCTTAAATATCCAGCTGGAACCGCATCTTTAAATTCAGGATCATTGGGAAGTGATCCAGTCAATGATCTTGGAAAGGCAACAATAGTACCAGGAAAAATACCATATTTTCCTTTTTCAAAAGAATATCTTGCCGGTGCCATACTAGAATGCTCTAATAATATGAATTATTTGTAACGTGGGTGTGATAACATCAGCAGTAAATTCTGCTATATCAGTAATAGTACTATTTAGTGGCGTAACATTACCTGTAGTAATGTTATTAAGTGTGTATTGCGAATCAAAAAAGAAATTTCCTTTCTGAATTTCAAAAAATTGATCTGGGTGTCTATGTGGCGAAGGTTCTTCAGGTGAAGATTGGAAGTTAATAATATCCGTAGCTAAATTAACAGGATAGGGAAGAACACTATTACCGTTTTGGGGATTGCCGCCACCCTGTGAAGTTGTTGCTTCAATAGTATCAAAACTTGATAATAGATGGTTGTATGGACTTGTAGTGAGTTCAAAATCAGCAGATGATGGAATCAATCCAAAACCATTATTACCATTAGCTTTAGTAAATAATGATTCTAATGAGTTTGCAGATTCAAAAATATAAATTTGAGTACGACGATTTAGTCTGGTATTTGCTTCGTTTTTATATACCTGATAATCCTCACATTGATCATCACAACATGGACCAAGAGGGAAAGCTGTAAAACAATTCAAGAAACAAGCATTAAAACCTTCAGCCGCTTGACTTTGGCAAGCTTCAATAAATCCAAATGGCGGAGCAATAACTTCCTGTGTTTCAGGATGACTGTGAGTAGCTAAGTGGTGATCTCCAAGCATTCTAGATTGAGAAAGAATAGCGTCAAAATAAATTGGTGGGTTAGCATCAAAATCTGTCAATGTTCCCCTTAAATTAGACACCGGATCCACACTTACAAACAAATCTATTTTTGAAGTTGCTAATGAGGTGGAATCATTTTCAGTTTCATTTAAATCATTAATTTGAGCTTGAAACAAAGGATCCATTTCAGATCCAAATAGAGAAGAATGATTAGTATGATAGTCTACTACTTCTTTTCCAACTAATCTTGGAATTTTGAAAGAATTTCCACTACCACCATAACGATATCCAAGCATATCAAATAAATCTTCAAATTCATTCGTGTCTAATTGATCTCCATTACAGATTAACCAACCTTTTGGTATAGCGCCAATGGCACCGCACCAGGGAACAATAGTACCAATACTTGTTCCCCTTAGTGTCTTTAGTGTGTTATAATTTACTGACATATTAGATCTCTACTAGTCTCCAACCTTGTAAACTTCCTTCGATTGTATTAGCATCGGCATCTAAATTACCAACGTAAATTAATCCAAATCCAGCGTTAGGTGTATTAACAACTAATTCACCACCATTATAAGGAGTTGTTCCTGGTAATCCTAAGAGACTTCCAGTATTATCTCCCTGAATACGAACGCCAACTGGTGCTCTAACAACTAACTGTGTATTATATGTTAGATTTCCAGCAATATCAATAATTCTAACCATATCACCGGTAGTTGCACCAGTTGGTAACTTAAGAATTAAAACAGTTTCTGATCCTGTAGGTCTTACAAAATAATTTGTATTTGCTATCAAGGTTTCAGTGGCGCTAACTGTTGCTTCACTATTGCTTGTAGTTGGAATATATACCCATTTTCTAGCGCCAGTGGTGGTAATATAGTTATCTATACCACCAACAGTTTGTGAAGAATTGAACGTGACTACATCTTGGAATGTTGACTCATTTGTTACCTCTAATTGATCTGGTAGTAGTATACCATCATTAGTTGTGGTAAGTTTAATGTCATCATTATAGTACAGATCAACTTCACCATTATTATCAAAGTTTGCTCTGATATAATTTCTACCAGCAAAACTATCTTCAAGGACAAATGTACTTCCGGTTTGTAGTCTCAAATCTCTACTTAAAGATCTGATAGATGTAGCATTATCAGGTCCGTGTACGATTTCACCGTCATCATCGTCACCAAAGTAAAGACTGATGTTGTCAGGGAATCTTACACTATCATTAAATACTGTCTCAGCATTAACTGTTAGATTTCCACCAAGAGTGAGTGTAGAAGCAGGTCCAACTAGATTTGTTGGTCCATAAACTGTAAGTCCACCGTTGCTAATGTTGTCACTGATTGTTGTTGCTCCAGTAATAGAATCAACATCAAATTTGAGAACGTCAACTCCATTGAAAATTTGGAATCTCTTATTGATAACAGATACTGAAGTACCGACCAATACTGCTTCACCAGAAGTTCCATCATCAGTTCTTGATAGGAACAGATATGAACCTAATGGCAACTCACCACCAAATTCAGATAGATTAACAATATCAACGGCACCAGTTGCGTCAACATCAACAGTCAACCAAGTAGTATTCAGAGCTACGTTAACTCTTCTTGCTAAAGTTGTATCTGGGTGGTCGCTACGAGTTGGTAAGAAAGTACCATATGGTTGTCTTTCAACAATGATAAAATATGGTGCGGTATTTATTCTTCTTAGTCCACCAACAGCAACTCTAAGAATTTCAGGATGTCCTCCTCCGGTGGTAGGACTATCAACAACAATATCATCACCTTCAGCAAAAACTCCATCAGGACTTGATACTAATGGTAAGTAGTATTGGTTACCAGTTAGAGCAGGTAAAGGAGAGTTATCATCTCCTAAAAATGTTGGAATTGCATCTTGGAAGAATGAACCTCCCCAAGTTCCAGCACCAGCAGTATCAACAGCAATCTCTTCGCCAGTGAAGATAACAAAGTCAACATTTTTATCTTCAGGAATACCATTTGGATATCCAGTATGTGCTGTTTGTGTGCTACCTAACTGTGAACGATCAGCATTAAATTCAAATGATGCTGTACCACCAACAACAATGGAACTGCCTCTAACTCTTAGTGTAGCATCAACTGTTAGACTATTTCTAATAGTAGTGATACCACCTTGTGCTCCCATGTTAATACTAGCAGCATTAACAGCAAAATTAAGTGTAGAAGTTGCACCAGAATTACTGAAGAAGTTTACCGTTCCAGCAGAACCAGTAACATCAAGAGTATCAGTAAATGCTTTATTAAGACCAACAGCTAAGTCACCCCAAATGTTAGTTTGCTTTGTCTTAACTGTAAGTACGCTATTAGACTGGTTTTGATCGTATGCGCCACCAAAATTTAATCTGGAAATAGACGCATCTTCAGCAGGATTGCCAATAGTAAGTCTTAGATCATCAGACAATACAAATGCGTTTAGGGTAGTAGCATCAAGAGTCTGTTCTGCGATGTTAAAGTTATTAGACAGACTACCAATGTTGATAGTATCAGCATTTTCACCCACATTGAGTGTGCCGATAAATCCAGCATTGGAAACAAAGTTAAAGATACCATCTGTAATGGCAGTTCTTACATCAGCAGTATTAGATCCACCTCCACCGTCAATATCAATATCATTCTCAAATCTGAAGTCTCCGGTAATTCTAGCATTACCATCAACAACTAGATTTCTGTCTAGTTCAGAATTTGTTACGTTGATACCAACTTTACCACCACCAGAGGTAGCAATTCTGAATGTGGATTCTAAATTAGGTGTTTCGCTATCCCCACCAACTAAGAACGCATTGTCAAGAACTAATGGGGCGCGATCACCTGGATTTGCTTCATCTCTATAGTCTGGTGTTCCTTTACCACTAATAAATGCGTTACCTACAACATCTAGATTTGCTCTAGGATCTGTAGTATCAGGATCAATATATGAATTGGCATAAGCACTATGTGGTGATCTAGCAACTGTATTGATACCTAACTTAAACTCACCTAGAGTTGTAGTTTCAGTTCTAAGTGCCTCAGCACCAATAACACCCAATTCCTTCCAATCAGAATTAGAGATAGAAACTTCAGCATTTAGTCCTGGTCCGATTGGATCTCCTGTTTGTGGGTCAATCGATTGCCAGAGTTGGAATGTATCAAATGTAATTAGAGAGTCAGTTTCAATATCAATAAAATCTGGATTTAAAACAGGATTAAATGTTGGTAGGTATAGTTTAAATCTACCATTGATTGTTTGACTTAGTAAAGTACCGGTAGCACCAACTATTCTAATAACAGATTCAGCATTTAATCCAGTAAGACTAACTACATCCTGTGTTGTAATTCCATTCCAATATAATCTAAAGAATGTTGTATTTTCATATCCAATTCCACCACCAGTATCAACTTCAATTAAACTTGTTCCTTCGTTAATCTTAGGTGTCGCAACAGTTAAAATATCATCGTTAGGAATAATATTAAAAGTGTTAGCGTATATCCAACCAAGGGATCCATTCTTGTTGGTTTGTTTTCCTTTGAATAGAATATCTCCAGCCTGAGGAACATTTACTAGGTTTCCATAGTATACATTTTGATCTCCAAATAACTTATTCGAACTTGGATCCGCAGGATATGACAACGGTGTATTATTTGGTGTCATATTGGAAGGTTGAGGATCCGGAGTACCGTCTTGGTCCGGATCTTCCAAGAAGTTATAGTGTGTACGGAAACTATAATCTTGTCCTGGAATACCAGAAGCACCATTGCCTCTTGGATTAAACGCAAAGATCGCAGATTCAATTCTATTCTTGGATAGTGTTATATTACCATCACTTGCTTTAGCAAAAGATGTATTTGCTAAAGTTGGGTCATCAAAATCAGGAGTATCTGGATTTACTAAAGAAGCAATGGAGAGTGAATAAATGTCCGGACCAAGTAAATTAGTCTGTACATTTATTGAAACTGGCGCAGTAAATGTAGAATTGCCTTTAACAAGAATTTTATCCTTGAATGTAACAGGAGTAATAAATGTAGTTACAAGTGCAGCACCTAGTAGGTCATCTTCATCTCCAAATCCATTAAGTTCAGCACTCTCAAGGAACGTCTCTTCGCCTGTAATAGCGTTGACTTTCTTGTTACCGATGTAGAGGTCGCCGTTGGAGTTCAGACCCGTGTAGAAGACGATACCGCCGTCCTCACGCTTTGCCTGAGCGTAGAAATCTTGTTCGTCGGTAAGAATAACTTCCTGACGTAGTGGGAAACCAGTTGAGTAATTACCAGGACCAAATCCTAGATATTCAAACGTGTGGTTACCAGATCTAGCGATAGAAGGACGACGTAGTTCAACATACAGTTTGGAATCTGCTTGTGTTGTTGATACACCCTTAATAGGAATTGAGCGGTCTTGTGCTCCTGCTTCCGCTAGACCTTCTTGCGCTCTAATTCTAGCATCGATACCATTTTGGTTTTCAAAAGTATATTCAGACAGAGCAGGTTGTTCTGTAAGATCTATAATTGCTTCTTTAGTTTCACTATATCTAAAGTCATTAACTGTAACTAGACCATGAGTAAAGTTATCAGCAGCAGAATAAGTTGCTGGAGGATCATTAATGTCAGTTCCGTAATATACTGGATCTAATTGCTCATACCAGATAGGATCATTTGTATAATCTACTGGATATAAGAATCCAATTGGTTGTGAGAACTTAAAGTTTCTAAAGTTTTCACCAACACCAGGACCTGTTGGGAATGGTGATACATTACCGCGTAAACATGTTAGATAGTATTCACCATCTTGCTGTCCTGGAATTCTTTCTGTAAGTTCTTCGATACGGAAGATGTAGAAAGTATCTTCAAGTTCACCAACATCTTCTACACTATCGATGTAGTATTGTGTTTGTGAGTTATCATCTTCAATGATGTCACCCGGAACCATTGTAAAAAGATTAGCACCTCTAATTGCATAGAGATAATCATCTCTATCAGACTTACTTAATCCATCAGCATCACCAACACTATCTGGTTTCGCATCTAATACAGCAAAAGTTGCTCCTTGTGTAAATGTAGTCTCGATAGTTGGATCCGAAGCAGTTAATGCTTCAGTAAGAGGATTATACTTAATTTCTCCAGTTAAGACTCCTTTAATTACAAGGAACCAATCTTGGTCTGTTGGATCAGAACTTGTAAATGGTTTGTCAGATGTAGTAAATACTCCATGTAAGAAACCAGTACCAGAACTAAAACCAGTCCACTCAATAGGTTGAGTATTGTTGTTGGCATCCCCTACAAAACCAGATCCACCTTGAGGTGGTTTAATTTTGACAACCGTAAATCTTTCATTTTTAATACTTGGTTGAGTAATTGTGTGATCGTAAGCAATTACTTCCAGATAACTATTTCCGTTTGGATCTTCAATAACTTTCGCACCCTGAATTGTAAAATTAAACTTACCATTTAAAGTTTCTACAATTTTAGGGTTAGCATATGGTTCATAATTTGGTACTGTATTAGCAGGATAAGATGCTGCTGGGAAACCAATTTTTAGTCCATCTTGGAAATCAGTATTAATTGTATTGTCGTTGAAGAACGTAGCAATAGAGTTGTTATTATAACCAGAACCAGGAGCATGTTGACTTGCTAAAATTGGTTTTAGAATTAACTTCTGTGGTTTCAGTCTTCTTCTAGAGTCAGTTCTAACTTTAATAACAAATCCGTTTAGTGGATCTCTTACAGTTTCTAAGTATTTTGGAATAACATACTTTAACTTGTATATTCTATCTTCAGGAACTCTATCGTCTAGAACTCTCTCGAAGAATGTATCCTGTGTTCTAATTTCAGCAGGATTTGAACCAGAATATGTTGTATCAGCCTGGAACTGAGTAAATCTGTAAAGTATGTTGAATGGATCGCTGCCTGGTCCTGCTACAAAGGCAGTGCTGCCCGCAACTTGGACCGGAGAATACCAGTCAGAAAGAACTTGTAAATACCATTGACCTGTTGGACTTGTAACTCCACCAAAAGAGGTAGGTCTTGGTTCAAATCTAAGTGGAGTAAATCTCTTATTAGAATAAGTTAAGAATGGATTTACAATATTGAGATTTAAAATATTAACATCAGATTCAGCATCTAATTTTGTAAGATAGATATCAAAAGTATTATTTGTTTTATATCTTACAAAATACGATTGTTGTGGATCAACCGTTAATGTATTTCCATTAAATTCAAATGTTGGTAGTGGATTACCTTCAAATTCTCTAAAGAATACAGTTTGTGCTTCAACATTTGCATTATTTGTTGGTACGTCAAACTGATGATTTACCTTTGTTCTAATTCTACCTTCACCAGCATTACCTTGAGATGCGCTAGATTCATACTTATACAGATCATACTTATCGTCAAGGATAAACTGATTTACTTCAATAACAACATCATCATCAATCGTATCAGTTTCTGGTGAATAGATGTAATTACCAGCTTTTGCATTCTCTAAGGTAGTTGCAAGCATGAACACTCGCTGATCCGTACCCTCAAAGATTGAACCTACAGTAGAATAATTTTCTGGTGAAGTTATTCTACCAGGAGCAATTACATAATATTTGGTATTAGTTTCAAATCCTTTTGGTAGTCTAATTACTCTTGGATCTGGGTTTGTTCCGGCAGCAGGTTTTGGTGTGAGTCTAACTGGAGTACCAGTCTCCATGTTGTGTGCTGTTACACCAGTTGCTGTAAATAATGTTGCTCTGGTTGTCAAGACAGAGAAATCTTGCGTTGGTTCAATTCTATCAACACCAGAATTTTGTGGGTCACTATTTAAAATTTGTATAATATCAGCAAACAATCCACTAATAACACTGGCAGTTTCATCACACTCAGTTTCTCCTAGAGTCTGATTTGCTGTATCATCAGTAATTGTATCATCATACTCTGTGCTAAGATTAGAGAAAATTCCATCTTTCAGTCCTGCTGGTTCATCTCTAAGAGTAAACCATAGGAACACATTCGTAAGTGAAGCAGCAGCAGGTACGAATACAGGTGTTGCTCCACCCCAAGTATATCCACCCTTTTGTCCTAAAACAATTTGTGTGCCACCAACAATATCAACGATATAAGTATCTGCTGGAATTGTTGCTGTGGGTGTCGCACTTGGATTTGGTTCAATACCATTTGCGGCAATATCTACAGCAGAATATGATTCAACTTTCATGCCAACTGCTAGTCCAGCAGTAGATGGAACAGTAACAGTAGAACTTGCATTTGTTGTTTCACAACCACCCAGTAGGTAGTCAAAGTTTCGCATTGCTGCGATTGCTAATGCTTCAGTAACTCCAAGAGCCGCTTCCGTTTGTGCTAATTCATTCTCAATATAGATAAGATTATTATTAACAAAATACGCCTCTGCTGCTTGAATACTGTTGATATTTCCACCAAGTTTCAAGTCTTGAACAATAGCATCTACATAATAACCAATATCTCTATAACATGTTGTAATATCAATAGCATTACTTGTTAGTAATCCGGGATATTCAGTAGTAATAAATCCATATACTTCATCTTGAATAAAAGTTTTGTTTTCATCAATTCTATTAGCAGCATCTTGCGCTTTATTGTTAATAGAAATTCCTGTTGGATTTAAGAAATTAACATCACAGTTAAAAGTATTAACTCCTGTTGGTGTTAATGTTGCGTTAAATAAAGTATTTCCACCAGCAGTAAATGGTTCTAACTCAGCATAAATTTTCTCTCCTGGACGTGCTCCAATTCTATATCCATTAAGAGTGGCAGCAGGACGCTGATCTGGATCAAATGCGTCATCAGTTCCTAAGTATAACCTATTAGTATTAATTGTACCGCCAGGGAGCTCAATTAATTGACCATTATCATTAGATGCGGCAATATCAATAGGATAATATGCAATATCTGTGGAATTTACTGGTAAGTCACCAGGAGTGCTATCATCTCTATATCTACCTAGTAATTCTTGTGGTGGAATAATTTCAGTAACGTATCCACCTTTGTCTTGGTTAAAGGAGAAACCTTTATGTCCAATAGAGTGTAGAGATGTATTACCAAAGTTAGAGTTAGAGTTTGTGATGGACATATCTCCACCACTTTCCATCAGGAAGTGATCGAAGAATCCCACAGCAAACACAGACACACACTGAATGAATGCGTCTTCTGAAGCACGGATGTGGAAGTTTCTCCAGTCATCCTTCCAGTAAGCATCACCTTTGGTGTGATAAGGAACCGTAGCAAAAGCATCTACAAGTGATGCTTGGTTCCATGTGTTTGTGAACTCATCATAACGAATGAAGGCACGATCATCTTTTTGTAGTGACACACCAGTGTACTGTGCCACAACCATAGACTTGAATCCACTTGCTTTGGATCCATCTGCCCACATACCACACTGACCCCAAATAGATCTGATGGAGCAGTTGAATACATATGGAGATGCTGATTCTACAGAGTCAATCTCTGCCTGCGCTACAGCATTAACACTTAATTCAGCACCAGATATAACTTCAACACCATTAATTAATCCTAGTCCAGCAGCAACTTTTCCTGGAATTTCGTATGTAAATACTTTAGGATCATTTGGATCGATACTAGCAACTTTAAATGTACCATTTAGTTCATCATCTAAACCAGTATTGAGAATAGCGATGAATTGATCTTTGAAGTATCCGTGATCAATTTTTGTAGTTACGGTAATTTCTACTCTTTGTGTTGGAAGCGTAACATCTAGATCTGTTGGTAGTAACTTCTCAATAGATCTTGTATCTGATAAAGGACCAACAATTCTATTTTCCTGAACTAAAGCATCAAACTCATTCGGATCATCAATAGTTGGTTGGAATAGAGAGAATGATGTAGCGACTTTTTCATAGTACGCATCTAGTTCATTAAGTTCTGCATATGTCATAATGCAGATTTTGTGGTGAGAATACTCAGGATTTCTAAGTGTTCTGATATTACCCTTTTGATAATATACTTTACCTACATTATCAACTGGATCAAATAAAGGAGAGTTTGGAGACAAGTCACCATCTTTAATAGTGAACTGCCATAGATAACAACCACCAGTTAGGTTGAAGATAGATGTTCTTTCCTGATTACTATCCGCAGGATCGGGAACATATAGTGGTCTAACAATTGTTCTACGAAGGTCATAACCAACGAGAGAACAACCTCTAGGTACGATAGCACCACCTGAGGAAGCATTATACTTCCAGTAAATATTATCTGGATTTGATAGGTCAATAATTGAATTATCATCCCATTCACCAGTTGACTGATTAAATCCAAATACAGGCAATTCTCCTAATGAAGGAGGTTCTTGACGGTCAGTAAAGTCTAATGCTCCTACACCAATGTTTTGATCGATACCTTCATCAAGAATGAAGAATAATACATCAATAGCAGACTTAACATCAGCACATGTTTCTGCTTCTCCATAAGGAACATCAGGACTTGAATCACCGTATGTTGTTGGTCCTAGGGAAATTGTAGTATCAAATGTTTGCGTAAATCCACCAGCATTTAGAATTGTAGTTACTGGTGTATTTGAAATTACGTCTTTGGCAAGTGCTTGAGCAGCATCATATACTTCTTTAGATTCTGCTAATTCATTCTGAATTAATGTAGGCTCATCTTGATATAAAAGAGCAGCATCAAATACTTTATCATTACCACCAAATTTTACATTATAAATTAGAGCATCAAGAAAATCAAGAACATCATCAATACAATCTTGTGGATCACCTGTTGGAGTAACAAAACCAGGATTGTTTGAAAGCATTATAGCATATGCTTCATTGGCAATAAAGTCTTTGTTTGCCTCAAGTAAATCACCAGCGTCAAAAAATCTATTTCTATCGTTTGAAGTACCACCAACACTATAGTTTACTAGACCAGGACGGTTATCAATATAGTGATCACCAGGCATCAGCATGATGCTAAACTGGTCAAATCTATCGTTGTTAGCGCCAGGTTGATACGAGAATCTTGCTACTTCAAGAAATGCTCTCTGAATAGTCTTAAATGGACGTAATGGAGAGTTACCTCTATTGTCTAGGGTATCAGTCGCATTAAAGTCGTCTGGTGATACATATAGATATTTTCCAGTTTTACTGGAATATAAATTATCAAGTCTGGTAAGAGACATAATTATTGCCGCTGCTGGGATTCTTCTTGTGTTATTTATAGAAGTCAGTCAGGAAACACAGTAGAATCTCCATACCCATATTTACCAATAGGTTTTACATTAAATGCTAATGAGTATCTTACTCCATCAGTAGTATTTTTAGCAACAGAGTGTTTAAGATTTGCTGGAAATAATATCATTAAATTATTTTGTGGTTTTAATCCAAATAC